GTCGTCGAACACCACGATCGCCGCCCACTTGGTATCGCCGATTTGGAAGCCCGGCGGGGTTGTGCCCTGAATGTAGCCGACCGCGCGGCACTGGTCGCCAGCGTCGCCGGTCGAGCCGTACCACAGTCCGGTGGTCGCGTCCTTCACGACACCGAGGTTTCCAGCCGCCACACCGAGGAGGTTCTGCGCGAGAGCTTCGTCCACGCAGATGACCCACTTGTCGCCAGCGCGGAGGCGGATCACGAGGTTCTTGTACTGGGCCGCCGTGCCGTTTTTGCCATCAGCGGCCAGGACGCCGTAGATGACGGAGGGGGATGTGCCGCACTCGTCGATGCGGCCATTGGAGTCGATGATGACTGGGGTTCCGGCCAGTCCGGTCAGCGACGCGGACTCGGGCCACTCCTCGATACATTCATCGTAGACGTTCTGATCGAACGGGTACCACGGGAAATAGGCTCCTGCTGCCATGTCGCATGTCTCTATCTCCTCGCCCTGCCATGCGCGACCAAGCGCCTTACGGATTCAAAAGTGCCTTCAACTCTCCGATTGCGTGAAATTCCGAAGGAGAGGCTTCCGTCAGGCCTGACAACAGGTCCCGAAGCAAATCGGCTTCGTCTTGATCGAAGTCGACTTCCCCGTCTTGAAACTGGTAGGTGGTTTCGTGTTCAGACTTGATGATGGCCGCCGAGCCTTTCAGCTTGTCGAATACGCGCGCCGCCACAGGAACAACGTCCATGCTGAAGCGCCGCTCATTCGATCCAGAAAAGAAGAGGGACAAGAGCAGGCCTTTGTGCGTCCTGTTGCTTACGGTCATCATCGGTTTCTTAGTAGAGGCTCGCGATCGGTCCGAGGTCGGCGGTGAACGTCGTCGGAACGGTCAGGGTGGCAAAGGTGGAATCGGTGGCATAAGTCAGTGATCCGACCGTGCCGGTGGCGAACGATCCGATGACGTGGCCGCGCAGGTCATGCGTGGTCGTGTCGTAGATTGCGCCGATGAAGTACGTCGCCGGGCCGACGACGGCGATCGGCGCCCCGGTGAACGGGATGAGCTGGTATGCGGTCGTTCCGGACATCGCCGTCGACGCCGACACCGCGACGCGCGTTCCGGTCGTTCCGGAGACGCTGAAGAGCGCGACCTTCCCGTTTCCCGCAACGGCAGTCCCGTTGAAGATCGCCACGCCGGTCACGCTCATATTGGCCGGCACGAACACCTCGGCGAGGTACATCATCCCGGCCGTGTTCGTCGCGGAGTTGGTTCCAGAGGTGGTCGCGATTGCCGGCACGCCACCGGTGTGACAGAGGCGCGGCGAGGTAGCGAATCCGCCAGCGGCAGCTACGCCACCGGTGGGCGTGATCGCGCCGCGAATGGTGGTCGCGCCGGAGTCGAGAACGGTGATGTTGGTATTCGCGTCGCCGTGGTCACGGAACACGAGCGATGTCACCGGCTGGATGATCTTCTCGGAAGTTCCGTTGAAGGTGATTCCGTCGTCGGTGAGAACGACGCCGCCCGCCGTGATGGTGAGCGTGCTGCGAAGCGTCGCGCTTCCGGCGTCTACAATCTTGAAGTTGTCGGCGCTGTCCGCGTTGTTGCGGATGGAAAGGGACGTGGCGCCGGCGATGATCTTACCTGCCGCCGTGGAAATCGTGAGGCTTGAACCGATCACGTTCCCGGTGGTGATGTTTGAGGTTGCGGTGTTCCCGATGTACGTGGGCATCCCCTACTCCTCTTTCAGTTGAATGGTTTCTTCCTCGCCCTCGGTGATCTTCACGTCGGTTACTTCCATGTCTGCGGGGAGGTCGAGATTCCCGGCCTCACGTTGCCAATTCTTCGCTGCCCCCGCCGCCTTTTGTTCGACCGAAGTCTGAACGTCGGTGGAGCGTCGGAGTTTCTCTTCTTGCTCCTTCTGCGCCTCCGCGCCGGTTCGCCACATCAGAACCGTCGCTGGCTTGGTGCGCCCGCCGAGGGTGATGCGTTTGCCGAGGTCTGGGCGCCAGAGATGACGCTTGCTGAAATTGATGTCGAAATCTTTCGCGAGCGCTTCTTGAAATCCCGCCGCTGTCATACGTGACCAGTCCAGAAGGGAGCGATCACTGTCGGAGTCTTCCCACAGTTTGATGTCTATCTCCATCGTCGGGTTGGAACGCAAACGAAAATCGCCCGGATAGACGGACGCTACCGAACCGCGAGCGTTGATTACGTCCTCTTGCTTGGTGATGAAGTGCTCCCCGTGAACGGGCGCATGGATCTTCCGGAGTTTCTTCGGCGCCCGGAAGTTGAAGAGAGGGTTTGCGTCAACTGCGGTGAAGTCCTGTTCGTTCGCTGGCATTCGTTGCTCCTACGCCGTGCGGCGGCGCTTGGTCTGACTCATCGCGGCTGAAGCCGCTGCGTTCAATTTGTCGTCGGGGAGTTTGTAGCCCTGTGAGCGGAAGTGCTTGGCGACGCGGTCAACAACGTTCTGCGTTCGCACGTCAAACTCCGGAGTGACTGGCGTATCGACCGGAGCGGCCGGGGCGCCAGAGCCGACCGTCGGGGCGGGTGCGGTCGGCGATGGTTGACGTGGCGCGGCGGCCGTCGGCTTCGGCGCCTTGTACGAAACGATGTCGTCGATCCACTTCGCCGCTTCCACGTAGCTCTGCGGATCGTCAGGTGCCCACCCTTTTGATTCGACGACGCTGGAAATGATCTCGATCTCTCGGTCTGACGCCCAATCCTTCGCCTCGCGGCCGAGAAGTACGCCCGCCTGCCGGTGCGCTGCGCGGATGTTGTTGTTCAACTCCAGTTTTTCGAGACGGCTGAGTCGCTGATCGATCGGCTGCAACTTCTCGTCGATCTGCGGAACGATGCGCCCCTCGGCGATATCCGCCACGCGACCGAGGGCGAGGTTGGGATCGGCGGCGGCGACTTCGCCGAGTGATTCGCGGCGGATCTGCTCTTCGTAAGTCTCTGGCGTCGGCGCGGGCGCGGTCGGCGCGGCGGGCTGCCTTTCGAGGACCGAGCCGAGGAGTCGCTTCAAGAGGAGCGCTTCCTGGACGGCGGTGTTCTTCTCTTCTCCGATCGCGTCGCGTTGCTGGATGCTGCGCCGGCGATCCTCGGCCAACTCGCGCAGCGTTTTCCCACGAAGCGTCGGCGGGATCAAGTCGTCATCGTCTGGGAGGATGCTGTCGAAGGATAGTGTCGCCGGAGCAACAGGGGCGGCGGGGACAGCGGGCGTTTCGGGGACGGCCGGAGTTGGCGTCTGGGCGTCATCCGGCGCGCCGTCGTTCATCGCGTGCAGCTTCCTCATCTGTTCTTCGATGACGCTCATTTCACATCCTCGGTCGGTGGATTCTCGACTTTGTCGCGCAAAGTTTCAAGTATTTGCAGCGTTTCGTCAAATCCGGCGATTTGCCCGCGACGGAAATCGAGAGACTGATCCGTCTTTTCATGGCCCAAGCGCTCCCGGTGGTCGAACAGCTTCCGGTGGAGTTGCGACAGGAACTCCCGGAAGAACAGGTTGTCCGCCAGAGCTGCCAGATGATTCTTGTCCGGCTTGTAGCTGGGGAACAGATCCTCCACCTTCGGCGGTAGGAAGCTGGGGGGCATTCACTCCTCCTTGCGCTGCTGCGGCTGCTGCCGCCTCGGCCTGCTGCGCCGCTTCGTCGATCAACGACTGCCGCCATCCGGCAATCATCTTCTCGTCGATCGCGTAATGCTGCGTGTCGAGTTTGAAGCTGCGAATCCGTTCCGCGTAGAGCCGATTGCGACGAAGCAAAAGGAACTGCGCGGCATCGCGTTTGGCCTGTGGCACCTGCCCATCAAGGATCGTCTGAAGCAGGCCCATGTCCGCTTCGTTCTGCGCGTCGGTGTCCTGGGCGAGCAGTCCAGCCTTCTCGAAACGCGCCTGGGCGGAGTCGTCGTCCCCGGTCGCCGTCACCCGGCAGGAGAAGTGATTCGCGATCACCTCGCGAGGGAAGCCGATGATCTTCGAGACGATCTTCTTTTTCTCCGGATCGTTGTACGGGATCACGGCGTACTGCGAGAACTGCGCGATGGTTTGGAGGTACAGCATGATCGCCTTCGCAATCGAGCGCCGTTCGGAGCGGAGGAGTTGAATTGACTGTTGCTTGACCGACTGCTGCGTGAGGGCGACCGTCGCTCCCGGCGTGCGGTTCGGAATGTCCGTCTCGTCCTGACGGAGGAGGCTCTCGCCCATCGCCGTGAGCATCCCGATTTCCGGCGCGAGCGTTTCGACCGGCGCGCCAAGTTGCTGAAGGCTGATGTCGCTGGGTTCGTCGAAGGAGAGCGCGTCGCCAGGGCGAACTTGAAAGTTCTTCGCCTTCAGTTGCCGCCACGTCGGTGAGTTTTCTTTGATGAGGAACACCTTCAGCGTGTTCTGGACCTTGTTCTTCACCTGGAGATCCATGAAGCTCGACAGGAGGGCCTGGATCGGCGCCACGTCTCCGGACGCCGACATTCCACTGAACCGATGCGGGCGCTTGTGGCGGAAGAACGGCACGATGAGGCGCTGTCCGCTCCACGACCAATTCGCCGTCATGCTCAGGAAGGTGCGCGATTTCACGTGCAGGTCGCCGAGGCAAGATCGGATCTCGATGGCCTTCGTTCCGTCTTGCTGCGTGATGAGGAACGGGTGAAAGAAGGAGAGGGTCCGTACGTCGTGCTCGGCGAGCGGCTTTTCGGCCACGAGCGAATCGATCCTGTCGGCGCGCGCTTCTATTGGGTCGTTTTCGCGCAGGTTCTCGCCGAAGTTCATGACTTTGTCGATGAGCGACTGATCCGGCCCTTTCTTGCCCCACTTGCGCGCGAAGTCGTAACGGCCTTCCTTGATTCCTTCCCACAACTTCTGATTGGTCAGCGGGTTCTTCTCGGCGATCCACCACGCCGTTTGTTCGTCCTCGATCGGGAGCGAGGTCGTGACGTTGTAGCCGGAGACGTGCCGGATGCGCACGAGGTTGCGCGGAACGACGGTTGTATCTTCCACACCGAAAATCTGCACGTCACCTTTTGCCGTTCGGATGAACTTGCGGGTTTTTGCGTGCAACACGCGTGGGTCGTAGTCGATGCGCCAATAGGTCGGATTCTCACCGACCATGATTGCGTGCGTGGTGTCCTCAACGAGCTGCTCGAAATCCTCGCACTCGGTCAGGTAGTACTGGATGAGGTCCTGAAAGTTCGCGGCGATCTCTTCGCTCGACAACTCCTCGGTCTCGTAGATCGGCTGTGGCCCGGCTTCCTCGTACCCGACTACCGGCGTGTTCGTCGACGGGCTATCCATCACGCCAACGGGAACCTCGTACGATCCGCCGTCGAGCGGGCGGAATGTCATGTACGGATCTTTGCCGAGGATCTGATTGGAGACCCACGCGATTTGCTGATTGATGATGCCCTTCCCGAGCGGGACGGTCAGAACTTCGTTGGCGCCCGGTTCGTCCGCCTCGTACGCATCCTCTGCGGCGCGCATGCGGCGGAACCGCTCTTCGTAATTCTTGTCGCCCTGCTCGACCTGATCGGCGTACGTGCTACCCATCTTCGCGAGGATGTCTTTGGCTGGGTAGATGCGGTCGTAGCCGTACCGCTCGTCAGTCTCGATCTTCGCCGAATCCGTCTCCCTGCGGAGGAGAGGACTGATCGGGTCGTTAGCGTTGGCGTCGGGTTCCACGCTTGCCTTTCGTGTGCATCGGTCGCTGATTCGGCGCGGGAATGATGCCTCGTTCGCGCTTGCTCGGCGGGAGAGCAATCTGAGTGGTGATCTCCGTCATGAGGTGTTGAATCGCGTACGCGTACGCCTCGCAACTGTTCTCCGAATGCCGCACTCCAATTTTGTAGAGCATGGAGTCGACGGCATGAAAGACTTCATGCGCGAGCTGCCCCCAATGCTTCGGCGTGTCGGTGAAGTTGCGCAGGCGCAGCACGGTTCCGCCGCCGCGAAGCATTACGCAACGACCCTCAACCGTCGTCTCTCCTTCCACGCTTAACTCGCGGGCCTCTTCCTCGGTTGGGTCAATTCCGCGCTCTGCCAACGCCGCAACTACCTCGGAATCGGAAGCGCCAATCGCCACCATCACATCGAACGGATATCCGCCGTGCGCGACTACAAAGATGGACGTTGGGGCCACAATCTCCCGCTTCTTTTTCATGAGCGCACCCGTCGTCCCTCTCGGTAGTGGTCTTCGCGGCTACCGGGCGAGGGAAGCGCGCGCGAATCTACCGAGTAGGGGCGGCGGCTAACGTTCATGCGGACTTCCGATTCCTAGAAACGATCATCTCGGCCTCTCTGGTTTGGAGAGAGAATTCCATCGCCTCGATCGTGCGACGGTTTTCTTCGGTGTCGACGTCCGCCCCGATCACCCCCAAACGATGATCTGTAACCGAAAGGTACGGATTGAGGATGAGATCCCAATCAGCCGCACGCGGGAACTCGGCCGCAACGTCTGCCATCAGCCATTGCCATCTGCGCCCATAGATGAGTTTCGTTTTCATGCCGCGCGACCCCTCGGTAAGCAATCCATCCAATTCGAGTTGTCGATGCCGGTCAGCCGATTCACGTTTCGCGATGATAGTGCTTTTTCAAGCAAAGTGCTCGACGCGTCGGCCTCGATCTGTTCCGGCGACGGCGGACGCTTGCAAAGTGAACACGCCATCCATGTGCCATCGAGCCGGTTATCGACCGCGTTCTTTCGTAGCGTTCCGTCGGGCTTGCGCGGCTGGTATCTCGACGCCTCGTGAATCCAATTGATGAGGCGCGGATTCACGTAGAAGTCGCCTGTCAGCATGCGGCCAGCGATCCATCGGCGAATGTGCGCGTCCTTCGCTTCCTGCCCCGACGTGATCGGCTCGATGCGGCGGGCGAGCGACTGAAACTCCGGTGTGCGCGTCATCCATTCAACGGTCATACCTTGTGTGGCGTTGGTGTCGACGCCAACATGTTTCGGCGACTCGCATTTCTTGTCGAATGGATTGGCCGCGTCGAGCATCCGATCGTATCCGCGCCCCACCATTTCATCGAGCAGGATTTCGACGCCCTCGTGATCCATGACGACGTATTCAAATGCCCATTCGTCGCCGGTCTGCGAAACGCTCTGGTCGGCGGCCCATGCGCGCGCCGTACGGGGCAGGGTCTTCACGTCGAGCAGCCGCCAGTCGTCCGCGTTGAATTCCGGACGCGACCGATCGCGGCACGTCTTCTCCTTTCCCTTCTTCGGGAGCATGAGCACTTCGCGCTGCAACTCCTCGCTAAAAATCCAGTGGATGCCCTTCGCCGCGTCGAGCATGGCCTTCGTGAAGACGAACGATCCGCCATCCTTATGCGGCACCATGTAGAAGTTGTGCAGCAACTCGGCGATGGAATGTTTGTCCTCGTTCGCCCGCGCCTTCCGCTTCAACTCGTTGACGGCCTCGCGTGTGAACCATCCATCCTCTGGCATGGTCAGCGTGCCGTCGGAAAAAATGTTCTCGATGGTCGTGCCGCCCTCGTGTTCCTCGATCGGCATGACGATGTGCAGGACGCCGGGATCGGCCATCAACACGGAGTGATCGTCGAGCTCCCCGCTGACCGTGCCGATGTACACCTCTCGGCTTCCGCCGAACACTTCGCGAATCTGGAGCGCGTCAATGCCGGCGATGAAGCGAAGGGCGTCCTCGATCGAAGCCTCGCCGTACTCCGTGCCCGCGATGTCATCGAGCCGGATCTTTCCGTAGTGATTGCCGCGCCACTGCGAGGTGATGCCGCGGCCCTCGATCGTCGCTTCCGCCGCCTTCTCGGTTCGGCCAGCGAGGAGGAGCGCCTTCATGGTCACATCGCTCTTCGGGCTGAGCGGAACGCGCTCCGGGTACCAGAACGCGTACTCCGGACTCATGACGATCTCGCCGATGGTGATAACGCGCTTCTCCGCGTACGGGTCGGACTTCGAGCCGATGCCAACGCGCAGATTCGGGTTGACCGTCGTTTCCCACAGGTCCGCGCAATCGGCGTCGACGGACTTGCCCATCCCGCGCGGACCGCACATGTAGACGCGCTTCAGCCGCGCCTTGATCCTCGGAAGGTCTGCGCGGCTGCGCCAGTCGATCGGCGGGCTTTGCCGCAAAAAGTCCTCTCGAACCTGACGCGCGATGATACCCTCGAAGCGCGGATCGTCGAGCGTTGCAGCGAGGAGGGCGGCCTGGCCGGTGTAGACGTAGAGCAGCGGCCGGTGAATGCGCTCGACGGCTAGGTCCGCCTGCCTGCAGACGTACTTGAAGAAGTACCACGGGTCCGAGTCCATCCGCGCGCGCAAGAGAGCGCGAGTCTCCGGATCGATCCGGCGCAGTTCGTCAGCTTGGAAGCACATCGATCACGGTTTCTCCCGGCGGAACGTTCTCTCGCGGCGTCACCGTGATGCTCTCGGCGATGGGGGCGTATCCGCGGACGATGAATTGCGGCGCCGGCGCCTCCAGCAACTTCGCGGCGCCGAGGAGATCCGCGTCGCGCTCAACGTCCGCCCCGAAAGCGCGGAGGGTGGACTTCGGGAGCACGTACAACTCGTGCCGGTGCGTGACGGTGCCGCCGTGGAGCGTCTTGACCGTCGATGTTGGCGAGCCGCGGAGCTGGTGAATGAGCTTCCATGCGTTGTCGGCGGCCGTTTTTACGTCATCGCCTTCCGTCAGCGCGCGCTCGATCGCCCCGATCGCCGCGCCGAGGTACTTTTCGAGTTCGTCTTCGGCCTTCTCTTTGGCGATGGCCTTGAACTCGCGGCGGTTGACCTTCACGAGCGGCTTGACGGTGTTGATGATCTCCTGGATGACACCACCGCGTCCGAGTTCGTTGTAGATCGTGCGGCTCGTGCAGCCCAGCGACTCGGCTACCTCGTCCTTCGTCGCTCCGGCGGCCAGACCGACCGCAATGGCGATCTCTCGGAGGGAGTATTTTCGGTCGGTTTCGCCAGGTAAACTTCGCGTCCTCGCCACGATCGGCAATCATGCGCGTGTAAGCGTCCGCGCGTCAACGGCTTAGCGAAAGTGCTCCGTTTCGAGCGTGAAATCACTTAAAATGCGCGCTCAACAGATGCCCTCAGGAGTGTACCTTCGTTGCGAATTCCTTCAGTGTAAGCGCGGAAAATACCGCCGGATGGCCTCGAAACGGCTCAATCCGGACATCCGGCACCTGTATCCCAACGAGTTCTACAACGCTTGCAAAAAGCATTGGGATCGGATCAACAACCACGGCGATCCGAGCATCGTGAAGCATCCGTGGAGTCACGATCCGTTCAAAAAGAGGAGATGAGCGCACATGAAACTGACATTCGAGATCCAGCCCGCCCGCGAAACCGGTGAGGCGCACGAAACGGGCTACACCGCACACTGCGTCGAAGAGCCAGGGGTGATCACGCAGGGTGAAAGCGTCGAAGAGACACTGGTCAACCTCGCCGACGCGTACCGCGAATACGTACTCGCCATCGCGCAAAAGGTGGCCCCGGTATGAAGCAAACGCTGATTCCCAACAACGGCCGCATCGTGGCGCGCAAGGCTTCCACGCGAGAATTCTACGAGTACCGCCCCTCCCCGATCACGTTTGGCGAAGAGGATACCAACCTCGTTTACATCGGCGATAACAAGTACGAGAACATCCGCCAGATTTGGGGCATGGTGGTCGGCGTCGGCAAACCCGAAACCACGATGTACGGAACGAGGATCACGACCGACGCCGAGGAGGGCGATTTCATCGCCATGACGAACATGGGGGTTGAGATTCCTCTGGAGAACGGCAAGGGGCAGATTGAGTTTCTGACCGTCATCACCTTTGATGGCGTACTCGGTCGATTGGAGGCGGTGTGCGACGCCCCGAACTGCAACTACCGCGACAGGAAAAACGTCCGGCTGGTGATCTGCCCGAAGTGCGGCGCAGGACCGGCGGTCGAGTTGGTCAAGCCGTCGCTCGTCGAGTCGGCGGCCGTGGCGGCGAGCAAGGTGCGGTCGTGAGCCTCCGCGAATTCTCTGTAACGATCACCCCTGAAGCGGTGCGCTCGCTAGCGGAAACGTGGCCTGCGGACTCACCGGTTTTGCAGTCGAGTCGCCAAGCCGCGAGCGCTCTGATCGATTGCGCGATCTTCGAATGGGGAACGCTCGGCCTCCCAATTCACATCACTGTTTCGGTTCCTGATTCGTTGATCGGATGTCGTTGTGTCGCGGAGTGGCTCAAAACTCACACGCCGCGCGAGCGCACAATCATTCGTCACGCCGAGGATTGCTCCCTACGGTAGACTTCAGGACGAAAAGGAGAACGACATGACCACCGACTTCAAGGAACAAATGCGCGAGCAGTTGGAAGGAAAGAAGACCGACGGATGGACCCCCGAGGAAGCCCTTCGATGGCTCGAAAAGCAGTGCGGGCGATCGAACGAGGAGTTCCGCGGGCACGGCATTCCGCTCGTGGAGGAAGTCTTCGGCGGACACTTCGAGGGCGGACAGGCGGGCGCGTGGGTCGCGAACGTGGCGCCGGAAAACGCCGACGGAACGCCCGTGAAGCCGATCACCGAGGAAGCGCCCGCGCCAGCCGCCGAGGAAGCACCCGCTGCGGTCCAGTTGGAACCGGACGCCATCACCGAGAAGCATTCGGAAGAGCCGCCCGCACCGACCGCTGCGAAGAAAAAGGCGAAGTGAAACAACTCTTCCGCCCCGAAGTGAACACCTACTTCCGCTGCATCATCCCGCCGCGGGCTGGCGAATCCTTCCTCATCGAAATTGACGATCGCGCGAACGTCGTGATCGCCGCGCACGTGAGTGGATTTCGCCGCCCGCTCGGGCTCACCGTGAAGGGCGCGCGGGAGATCGCCGCGATTGCGGGATGGCGTGAAGTCGAGCGCTAGCCGACGATCGCCCACCCGACGATACTTACGTCGAGGGTCTGGATGGTCAGCAGCCCGAGAATGTTTGAATTGATGACGAATGACACTCCGGGGACGATCGTCCCGACAGTGAGCCGCGCGCCAGGCGTTCCGAGTGGCGTTTGCGGGGTGATGATGACCACCATTCCGGCCATCGCTGCGGTGGTCTGAACCGTCGCTGTTCCGAACGAGAGCGTTGCCGTTCCTGCCGCCGTGATTTGCATGTCAGGTCAGCCATCCAAGGCAGAGCGCCAACCCCGGAAGCCGATCACCGTAACGGTCCTTCCGCCACGGATTGAGCAGGACTGCGCGACCCCGCCATGAACGGCCCTCGATCGTTTGTCCGCCGCATTCATCGACGAACGGCGCACCGCCGCTTTGCTTCGTTGTCGTAATCACGAGCCTTCCGAAGATCCATGCCTTACTCATCGCCTTCTCTCCTCAGTTCGTCGCCGTGACGATCCACTTCGACAGGCCCCCATCGTAGATGAAACTCGCCGACGATGTACCCGCCCGCAGAACGATGTCCGCGCCGGTCAAGGTCTGAATCTGATTCGCGGCCGTCGACGTGAGCAGATTTTTGAGCGTCATCTGCTGCGCGGTGGTGTTGAAAATCACGAGTACTTGACCGTCCGTTCCGGCCGCGAATCCGGAGACGCTGAAGGCGCCCGTCGGGCCGGTGATCCGCACGAATCCTGCGTCCGCAATCGCCAAATCGTTGTTCGCCCCATTCGAGAGCGTCAAAGGCTTGTTCGGGAAGACCGTCGATTTGAAGACCGTCACCTTCCCGGCCTGCGTGAGGGAAAAAATCGTCGACGGACCTGTACCCTCCTCGATGGTCAAGAGGCCCGTCGTCGCGTCGAGCGTGATATTGACGGCCAGATTGTTCGCCGAGCCGTTCCCGCCGATACGCACGCGCGTAGCCGTCGATGCCCCGCCGAAGATTTGCTGCCAGATCGTTGCGCCAGGAGGCGCGACACCGATGCCGACGCGGCCGGAGGTCTGCAGCGTGTCCGTCGTCGGTCCAACAAGTGCCGGATTGGTTTGTACGACGAACTTGGTGCCGGTGCCGGTCTGCGACGCAATCGCCGTCGCGTTCCCAACCGACGTGATCGGCCCGGTCAGGTTCGCGTTGACCGTCGCGGTACCGGTGGTGTTACCTGTCCCGCCGCGCGCTACAGGAAGCGTCCCGGAAGTGATCGCCGCGGCATCCAGCGTGCCTCCGTCGGCGGCGTCCTGGTGGTCGTGCTGCGCGTTGGTAAAGTCGGCGATGGCCGGCGTGCCGAGCGTCGGAGCGGTCCCAAAAACCAGCGCCCCGGAGCCCGTCTCGTCGCTGACGAACGAGCGAAGTTGATCGGAGGTCAGAACCTCGTCAACGTCGTCGAGATCGTCCGCTTTGCGCCAGCGCCACGGCCAGAAACGTTTGCCGTAGACGGCCACAGGCTACCAGCGGCGCGGATAATCGGTCGGGACGGGTGGAGAGCTCACGCCGACCGGCTCAGGAACCGGCGGCTGGATGCGGTTCAGCGCGTTGTCGATCGCCGCGATTTCCTGATCCGCCGCCCGACCGCGCATCTGCGCTTCTTCCCGGCACTTCATCAGCGTCTCGCGCATGGCGTCGAGATCACGGTGCGCGCGAGCCCAAACCGGCAGCGATTCGGCTGCTTTCGCGGTCCCGACTGAACCGTGGCCGACGAGTCCACCTTGCGCCGCCTGCTGGTATTCGCTCATGGGATTTCCTCCTGTTCTGTATGCCCCGCATCCTACGCGCTCCCTTCACTCCCGCGCAACCGCCGAATTTACGCTCCGCTTTCCGCAGGCACTCGGTTGCCGAAATCGACAAGAACTTACCCGATTAGAAATTAGCCGAATCGGCCACCGAGACGTGAAATGTCTGAATTTCGTGCGTGGACGGAGATGACGTATGACCCTCCACCTCAACGCTCGCGCCTGAGGGGTCTGGGCATAGGGCCATGGGCCACGGTCCCCGCCCTACCACCCACCCTCTGCCGCCCACCCTCGCCCGTGGTGGAGGGGTGGGTAGGTGGAATGGGGTTGCCCACGCGCGGTAGCCGATCGTGCCTCACGCTGGCTCGTACGCAGCCGCGCGCTACCTCTCGCCCGCGTCAAACCTCAATCCGGTGGGGCAAGGGCTTGGGGGCTCGACGGCACAGCAGGCGGCTCGGTGCCGGCTAAAGGCGGCAGCAAGTGGGGTCTGCTGCCACGGCGCCTCCGTCCCTATTCGGTGACGTGTCCCATAATACACGAAATGTTAAATTGGCCGGTTCGCGTAAGTGCTGATGCTGCCGGGGTTACGCGAATCTCAGAATATTCGGCCAGATTATGAGGGAGACTTACGCCCTTTTCGGGGCCGGAGTTCAGCGATTGACCCGCTTGCTCGGTGGGCGGGTTGGCACGGAACAGCTCGAACTTTGGGTATAACTTCCCGCAACCCTGCTGTTCCTTCCACGCCTCATCCAACGTCCGGCTGAAGATCGCATCGAAGCATCCGCCGCAGATCGTTCCGCGTTTCGTCCACCGCAACTGACAGCCGCACTTGACTCCAAAGACTCGCCACCACAACTGCCAGAACATTCTCATTCCTTCATCCTCTCACGATTTGGGGGGCCGATCACGTCGTTCGCTCAGGTAAATACTGACGGCACCACGGAGAATCACAATCGCAGCCAAGATGACGCCCCATGCGATCAGTTCACTCTCGCTCATCTTCGTTCGCTCCTTCACGATTTGCGGGACAGGGAGGGAGAAGGGTGCGATCGTGTCGTTTTCGCGTCCCCTTCCTTGGGCTGAGATTACCTCAGCGATTCCGTTCATCACCGCGCGAATCTGTTCGGAGTTTAGTGTCGAAGTGAGTTGTTCGACGTCCACCTTCACGCCGGCGAAAACTTCGATTACTTCGCCCACCTTTGCCATTCCTTTCGTGTCTCTACCTGCATGCGAAGATCGTCACGTTTCGTTGCTGCGCTGCTCGGTTGGTTGCTGGTCGGTGCGCTCGCGTTTGCGGTGGTGCGGATGTCCAGTCCGCGACCGTCACACTGAGGCTTGTCGGCGACAGCGTTCGCACTTGCAAGTGAGAATGTGTTTATCGACCACTCGGCATCACCGTCCTTTCGTCACCCGTCCGGTGCTTCGTCTCATGAAGGCCACCGAACGTGTCAGCGCTGGTTTGACGTGCTTTCGAGGAGGAGGGGAATCGATCTCGGTCTCTGATGGCGGGCGCGCGAGAGCTTCCCTCCGAATTCGTGTTCTTGTCAAGAACTTTCTTGCTTGAATCGTTGGCATCGGCACGCTTTTGTAACCGCATCGCTCAGCCCGTGGAGGCATGTGCGCGCTGATGTTCCTACCTGCTCGTGTTCGCTCCTGTCGTGCCCGCAGATGCATCGCTTGCGTGCCTTCGCCTGGCGTTCCTTGATGCGCAGCTTTCGATTGAGCGCACCGAGAGATGGCATGGTGCGTCAATGCGCGCACAGGAGTTCCACGCGGTTGGCCAGCCATTTCTCGCGCTCGTGACGCGGCACATGCGGCAACGACCAACCGACGACGCAGCCTTTGTTGCAACGGGCAACGAGAATCGGCGCGTCACTCATCATCGTCACTCACCTACGGCGCTCATGCGTGCCCTTTCGGGTAGAGTCGGTCAATCCGCATGGTGGTCACGTGCGCGCTCGGCCGCTCGCACCATTTCCCGTAGATCACTCATTGAGATTACCCACGTGCCCTCGCCGTCGTGCTGAAACGCTACTCCGTCCGTGATCTCGCCACAGGCCGAAACGCCTGGATTGAATTGCAACCCTCTCCCGTCACCCACAACCTCGATTTCGTACCATCCTGCGTATTTGGTCGTCTTCATCGCATCACAACCTCGACGGCTCCTTGCGCTTCCGTAGCCAGGCGGCGCGGGTTCATTTCACGTGCATTTGCGTGGTCAGATCCATTCATCAAATCGAAGGTTCCGGCCTGTTTGCGTGCGTACTTCAGGATCGTCGCGAGACGATGCGGCCCCGCAATATCGAAATACTCATCACCGTACCGCGTGAACACATGGCAACCGATTCGTCCGCCACGAACGAATCTCGCAATCCACGGCTCACCCTCCGGCCATGCGGTCACCAACATGCGGTGCAGTTCGTAGCACGCCCCGTTGGTGAACCGCTCGCGCATCCATCGCGGCTCAACCTCGCGGAGGATTTGGATGAACTGCGCGATGTCGCGACGCTTGGCCATATCAGTGGTGCTCAGGTCGGTGTCGGCGTTGGTGTCGCTATCTCGAATCCGGCGCACTTGCAGCCCTCGCCGTACATGCAACCGCCGTAGCCGGGGCGCGCGTGGACGTACATGTCGTGGCCGCACTTACAGGCGATCCAATCGGCCGAATCCGGTTCGCCGTCGTACTCCATCTACTTCTTCCCCGGCTTCTCGGCCGGCGCCTTCGCTGCTTTCGGCGGTGCGCTGAGCCGCACCTTCAGCTTGCCGACTTCGGTCAGCAGTTGACCGACGGTCAGTGCTTCCAGTGCGTCCTTCGCTTCGACCGCGGCCACGTGCATCGTGGTCAGCATCTTCTCGGTCGTGTCGATCTTGCCGGGGCTGAGGAACTGTTTCGCGAGCAGGTTGATTAGGTTCGGGGACGCCATTTCGTTTTCTCCTTCGTTCAGCCTTCAAGATTGCGTTTCATCGCTTCGAGTTCGGCGGCGGCCCGTTCGAATTTCGCCTGAGCCTTCGCCTTCTCGCGCAGCTTGCCAATGCACGATCCGACAGCGGTAAGGCCGAAGCGCTTGACGAGCTTCTGAACTTCAGGCATTGCCGCTTCGCGCGCGGCGCGGTAGCCATACAAATCCTCCTTACGCTGCTTTTGTGAGAACGATTTCGCCGATGATCTCGCGGTGGAGGCACCCGAACTTCTCGCCGTCCGACACCACATCGCCATAGAGAGCCACAACCCACACACGCTCGCCTTGCCACTTCTCGGGCTGCATCGTGGCGTGCAGCGTTCCTTTGTGGCACAGGCTCAGGGGGCCTGCGGTCTTCTGGATGAGTCCCGGCGCGGCCACTTCTGTAGCACGGCCGCCGTTTGCGGGCTTGCCGAGCGTGTTGGATCGCCAGAACGCCAACACCGTCGCCTCGCGTTCCGCATTGGCGAGACGGCTCCGGATCGGCTCCGGCCATGATTCGCGCGACGCGAGGTACAACGAGCGCCAATAGCCGTCGCCGGAGCCGTAGCCGTAGCCGTAGCCGTCGCCGTAGCCGTCGCCGTAGCCGTAGCCGTAGCCGGAGCCGGAGCCGTCGCCGTAGCCGTAGCCGTAGCCGTCGCCGTAGCCGGAGCCGGAGCCGTAGCCGGAGCCGGAGCCGGAGCCGGAGCCGTCGCCGTAGCCGTAGCCGGAGCCGTCGCCGGAGCCGTAGCCGTAGCCGGAGCCGGAGCCGTCGCCGTAGCCGGAGCCGTCGCCGTAGCCGGAGCCGGAGCCGTCGCCGTAGCCGACTTGGGCATTCGCCCAAGTCGGCAGTTCACCACGGATTACCCGTTCCACGGCGCAGCCTCCCACTTCGTAACGGCTTCCGGCGAAACTTCGAGAACGGCGGTGATGTCGCGTAGTTCGATGTCGGCAGGCGGACCAATCTTGCAGTTGCTGTTCGGTCCGACCGACGCGAGCCCCATGAAGCCGCGCAGATCCGCCGACCAGTAGACGCACAGCCGCGCGCGTTTCAGTTTGATGGTTGCGCCAGACGTGTCCTCCGCGAAACCGAAGAACACTCCTTTGTGGGCGGTGGTGACGATGACGGGACGCTCGGAAGATTTCTTGGTGACCATTCTTTCCTCCTATTCGCAGGGGCTTCCATTCGCACCCTCGATGTTAGACGGCGGCGGCACGATGCTTCCGGCGCTGCCCCTGCGATGGAGTTCCGCTTAGGTTGCGGTTACCGCCACCGCCCAACATCCAAGGAACGAATTCACCGCTTCACTTCGATGTAGAACGATTGCTCCAACCGCACTACGATTTCGGCGTTCAGGCTGCGATGGTTCTTCCTCGCCTCCTTCGCCAATTTGTCATGCAGTTCGCGCGACCACCTGAGCCGCCCCTCAATTCGTTCATCTCGCTTCGGCATGGGTAGCAATATGGGGCCACCGCTCGGCTACGTCAAGCAAAATCTTTCAACGTCACGGAACGAATACGACAGGCACCGACGGCCCCTCTTCCGCAGCGTCCGACAGCGCCTCGAACACGCGCCGGATTTCGGTGAGGGTGATGCTCGTGTGTTCGTGCTCGGTGCCCTTCAAGACGCTCTCGATTGCGCGCATGCTGACTTCGATCATGGATTCCTCCGAATCGGAAAATGGGCCGGGAAAAAGTCGTGACTTCGAGATTCAATCCCTTCCACCAAAGAGCGACCATCCCATCGGCATCTTATTCTCCGGCCCGATGGGGCACACGTACAGCAGTTGCCGCCTTATACGCGCGTTCTTTTTGAAGCGTGCCTTTTTGGACCGGGGCGCTGGTCGCTAGAAGAGGGAATGCAACCCTCAGCACGGGATCTACCACCCGCTCGGAGCCCGGGAAGACCGGCGAGGAGGCCGGAGGAAGGCGCTTTCGTTGGCGACTGCTCAGTATCGCTTGGGGTTTCGGCGCAAGAGATGAAAACCCGCCGCGCGGGGACGTGTGTTATCCTTTTTCCGCGATTCGTTCTTTGACTGGGGCGATCGAGACCTAGGCCGGGTGAGTCTGTTCCGCTCCCCGGCCTTACTTTTTTCCCTCCCGCGCTGACGATCATTCAGCCGTGAAGAGTGGCGCACCACCGTTCACTCCGTCAACTGTGCGTTTTGCCACACGTTGGGGCATTTCTCCACACTTTGGGGATTCTTGGGACACTACGCGCCGAAGAGCAAGAGAACGCAGTCAACCGGCGAGGTGTGTTTGTTCCCGACGAACTTCGGCTTTCCGAGGAAGAATTCAACTCGGGCGCCTAGGCTCAGCGCGCGGTGAAACCATCGGGCATTCGTTCGCGCCGGTACGAGCAAGCAAGCGAAATCAGCGGTCTCCGCAAGCTCCACGAACGGACGGATGTTCGACCATGGTGGATTGCAGAACACGCGCTCGCCCTTCCACGGCAGCGGCCTCGCGAACGTCGATGCGTGCTTCAGCAGACGGTTGTGTCGCTCGGCTGCGCCGTCCATCGTGAAGTTGAATCGGGCGTGCAGGCGATCGAACAACTCGCGGGGCGTCTGGTGAGTCTGCCGACGCGCACCCTGATACCAATTGACGTAGCTCATTTTTCACGGGCCTGCCAGATCACCGGCGGGCTCTTTCCTTTTAAGAAGCGTGCTTAGAGCAGCGTCTCAGACTTCTCACCGATCAGGTCAGCGAGTCCCTTCACCACCGCATCCGGTGGATTGCTGACCTTCGTGAGCGTCACGTGGCCATCGTCGAACGTGTACCCGTTGCGATACCCCTCGGTGCCGCTCATGGCCTTCGTGGCGACGTGGTAGCGCACGCGATGCGGCAGCGAGGTTTGATGTGTATCCTCATCGATCGCCGTCACGACGTAGAAAAAGGAGTAGGTGCAGCAGTCGCCGAAGCAATTTCCGTGGCCCGGCTGGCTCCCTTTGGTGGACACACCGCCAGGCTCAGGCTTTCCGCCAGCAGCCACTTCGGGATTGGAGATCCAAGCCGGATCACCGTTGAACCAACCGAACCCTGATCTTCCGGTAACGACGTCGCCGACCTTGAAGCGCGGACTCATTCGCTTGGCCCTCGCTTCACACTCTTCCGCTTCGGCCAGCGTCGGGTATTCGGTTTCGCATACACCGCACAGGTAGATCGTTTTGGTTTTCATCGTCTTCTCCTCACTTCCGCCCCGAATGCGGCGCCCGCTGGTCGATGTGGTGGCTCTCGCGCTGCACAGCTCGTAGGAGCCGCGCATTCTCAGCCTCCAGGACAGCCACGCGATTGGACAGGAGCAACAGGAGCCACAGGAAGGGCCGGCCGATCGGCGCGTCTACGGGCGGCTCTGCGCGTGGCGTAGCGATCGGGACGGCTTTTAGGGGAGGGTTCATTCGCCGATCGCCTTTCTGTGTGCATCGAGGGCGTTGCGCGCGACGGTCCTGCACCAGTTGTACCCGTTGCTGTCCGCGATCTCCGTCAAGGCAGCGACCAGCGCGGCGTTGCGGCCTTTCAGAATTTCGATAGTTACAGCCGCCCACTCTGCATACTCCTCGGCGCTCAGCGGCTTCGCGGTTTCGTCGTCAGGCATCACTCGCCTCCCTTCGCGGCGTTGCGCTTGCCAGCGATGAGCACGCAGCCGCAGGATGGAGCGAGCACTTCGCCACCACCATCACGGAGCGCCGTTCCGTGCTCGCAACGCGGCAGCGGATGATGCGCATCAACGTAGACGGTAGCGGCCTTCAATCGCTCAACAGGATCAGTAAGGATGCGGCGGAATTCAATGACCGCAGCAGGCACGCTTGGATGCGCACCTCGCATCTTGCGCGGATTCTTAGGGAGGAAGGCGCGGTCGATCAACTCCAGCAATTCGCGCGGCATCAAAACAGGAACTTCGATCATCGCCCATCCTCCCTTTCCGCCTGCGCCACAAACGGGTGGTAGGCGAACACGCGACCGAGGCGGCTATGAATCGGATCGCGCGCGGGCAGATTGCAGACGTCACGGACCCATCCCTGCATGCGCTGGGCGCAGAGCGAAGGTTCCAACCGCTCCGCCTGCGCGTCGGGCCCGAGAAACTGCTGCACGTGCTCGGCGTGCTCTTTGCGAGCGCCGGTTGCGGTGATCGAATACGACAGCTTCCATCCGCATGAACAGGTTGCGCGGTAGAGCATTTCGCGACGCGCCTTGTCGACGCGTTGCGACTTCAGCGAGAGGGTGTGGGGCTCGGTGGTCATGGGCGTCTCCGATTGAAGAATCTGAACATGGCGCGGGCGAGTGGTTCATGCGGCTCACGTCGCGCCAAGAGAGACGTTGCTAACGCGCTTCCGATATAACCCATTACTGCCGCCACGAGGAAATGCAACGCGATCATTCCGGATCTCCTTTGCCGAACAGCGCGTCAATTCGTGCGGTAGTCTCGTCATCCTCGTTCCAGCAGGCCGCGCACATGCTTCCGCGCGCATCGAGCCGCGGGCGGTCGCTCCCTTCGTGGTACGGGCAGAAGCCCATCGCCACGGTTGCCCGCGCGATGGCCTGCTCGCCGATCGCTGACCACGCCGCGATTCCGTACCGCACGGCCAATCTGTCGAGCAGCATCGCTGTTTCCTTCGCGATGATCGCGGATGGCGCGTTGAGTGCCATCAGCTTGCCGAGACGCTGGTAGCTCAGTTGGACACGAGCCTTGCTCATCTCGTCGAATGACATCGGGGCGTCGGTGTTCACGTCGTTGCTCATCGCTCCTCCTCAAAATCCTTGTACGTCCCGGCGCACACGCCAGGATCGGTACGGACGCTCGTCTCGTCGAAGTGGATGGCGAAGTACCGCTCGCCGTTCTCGCTGTCGGTCTGGATCGGAGTGGGCGACTGGCATACGGGGCAGGCGGCGGTCATGAGCGCGCCGCCAGGAAAGCCACAGCGTACGCTTCGAGCAGCGCGTCATTTTTGACGATCACCGAATCCAGACCGAGCCATCCTTCAATCAGCGATTCGAGTGTGGCATTCGGCCACAGGGCGGCGTGCTTGGTACCGAGGCGGGTAGCGAGGGCGGTTGCTGTCGTGCTGTTCATACGGAGCAACATACATTCGGGGGTACGAATAGTCAAGATGTATTTTGGGGTTGCCAAAAGAAACTTTCGGACTTACGATATGCGGCATGGAACGAACGCAGAACCTCGGACGCCCGCGAATCAGAGGTAAGAACGGCGCCAAGTTGCGGAAACGGAACATCAGCATGTTCGACTACCAGTGGAGCAAGCTGGGCAAGATCGCGCCCGACGGAGACCGCAGCGCCCTGCTCCGCAAGATGGTCGACGAACTCGGAAGCGAGGCGAAGCCGTGAACGAAATCCTCATTCCCTGCGGCTGCGTGACAGTGGTTGTGATCGTTGCGGGCGTCATCGGATGGGCTGGCCTTTGCTTCGCGATCGTGGAGCGATGGCGGCGGCGAAGGAAGTAACGAACCGAGCAAAAAGCAGAAGAGCGCGGCAGTAACCGCGCCCTTCGAACGCAAAGGAGGAATTGAGGATGTCCAGTATTGAACCACAAGTCAGATTCCGTGTCGAGATCACCGTGCAGTCGTTCGATGGTCAGACGCCCAACGATGAGCGCAGAATCATCTACCTTCAGGAAGTCGAGACCTACCTCCCCGTCGCCCAGGTGATCGCCGCCGTCAACAGTTTCGAACTCGCCGAGACGACGGCGCCGGAGGTGGGATGAGATCCGAGGCGCTCGCAACTCTCGGCCACGCGCACACGATCGCAGCGGAGTACGACGGCAACCTCACCGTTCGCCAGCTCTACTACCAGCTCGTCGCGCAGGGGTTCATTCCTAACAGCCAGAAGTCCTATCAGCGAATCGTTTCAATCTTGACGGACGCGCGGCTCAGCGGAGACTTCCCGTTCGAGTGGCTGATCGATCGAACGCGCGAGGCGCGCCCCGGAAGGTTCGTAGGTAATCAGGATGACGTTGACGATGCGCTGTCCAGCGCGGCCGATGATCTACGACGGGCGCCGGAGGCGTGGCTGCATCGTGCTCGATGGTACGGACAGCCGACGCACGTTTCCGTGTGGGTCGAAAAAGAAGCCCTCATGGGCGTGTTCGAGGCGCCATGCGAACGTCTCGGCGTCGCGTGGTTTGTCCTGCGCGGCTACTCCTCGCTGTCGGCGCTGTCGCAGTGGGTCGACAACACGGCTGAGGCGTGCAGTGAGGGCGACGTCAGGGAAGCGGTCGTCCTCTACTTCGGCGACCACGATCCGGACGGGTGGGAGATCCCGCGCAGCGCTGAGCGAAACGTCGAGGCCATCGCCCGCGTGCGCGGCATCGATCTGCCGCCCGTGACGTTCGAGCGCGTCGCGCTGCTCGGCGATCAGATCCGGCGATTCAAGCCGCCACCGTTCCCGGCGAAGGAGACCAGCTCCCGTTTCGAGTCGTACGTGCGCGAGCACGGGATGACGAACGCATGGGAGCTCGACGCACTCCGCCCCGACGTGCTTCAAAAGCTGATCGTTGACGGCGTCGAGGCACACTTCGACGAATCAATCCACGAGGAAAATAGCGAGACCATCGCAGAGGCACGAACGGCGATGCGGGCAAGGATGCAAAAGCCTGCATGGATCAAGGGCGTGCTCGGAGCCGACCAATGACCGCCGCCCTCCTACCCGGCGTCCACCCCAACATCCCCGCCGCGGAGTACCACGCCGACCCATGCTCCGAACCTTCGTTGACCAGCTCGGGGATCAAAACGCTCCTGAGTGAGTCGCCCGCTGCGTTTGCGTCGCGCCATCCGAAACTCACGCAATGGCCTGAACTGCTTGACGAGTCCTCGAAGGCGAAAGATTTCGGCACCATCGTCCATTCGCTCGTGCTCGGAGTCGGCGCAGGATTCCACGCGTGCGACCCCAAGGACTGCCCCGCGCGCACGAAGAAGGGCGACCCGTACAAAAGCTGGGCGTACGGAGCGGCCGAATGGAAGGAAGAGCAGGAAGAGAAGGGCATCATCATCATGAGCCGCAAGGAAGGCGCGCGCGTCCAGTCCGCGGCCGAGTCCATGATCCGCTTGCTGCGCGACGAATACGGCGACTGGCCAATCGGCGACTCGGAAGTCACGCTCGTTTGGCAGCGCGATACCTCGCTCGGACCTATCTGGTGCCGGGCACGCGCTGACCATCTGGCGCTGCGGCACATGGTGGTGCTGGACCCGAAGTCCACCGGCCGGGGCATCAGCGACCGCATGCTTCAGAAGATGGCCGCGGATGACGGCTGGCACATTCAGGCGGCGTGGTACCTGGAAGCGGTGGAAGCGACGCATCCGGACGTTGACCTCGCCGGCCGCCTCACCTTCCGCTTTCCCGTCGTCGAGATGGCCCCGCCGTACCAGGCGCGCTTCGTTGATCTGCCAGAAGCGTGGATTCACATCGCGCGGCAGCGGAACGACCGCGCGGCGGAGCTGTTCGCGAAGTGCCTTGCGGCGAACGACTGGCCCGCGTACGCGCCGGTCTGCTCTCCGGAGCCGCCGACGTGGATGCTCACCGAATTTGAAGCTGAGGAGATGCGCGATGTGTAGCGACGATTTCAGCGGGACAACAGACGAGTACAGCGCCCGAATGGGAGCCGAAGCCGCTGCAAAGGCGAGCAGTAAATTCAACGACGAAATGTGTGAGCACATGCGCGCCCTCGTTCAGTACTGCGAGGCCGTCGGCGTCATCTTCGGTGGATGTGGTGATTGCGGTTCGCCATGGCTGACGTGCTCCCATTGCGAGCAGACGGTGGATGACGCTGCCGAAGTATTCGCGCGCTCCGAGAAGGCCGCGTCATGAAGCTCCCCGATCGCACATTCACCACCGTCCACGCCGAACCAGGACCGCGCCCGCTGTGGGTTGGACTATTCGGCCCGAGCGGTGGCGGCAAGACGTTCTCCGCGCTTCTCCTGGCGAAGGGCATTCAGTCCGTCGTCGGCGGGCGAATCAACTTCATCGACACGGAGTCCGGCCGCGGGCTCCACTACGCGGATCTCTTCGATTACGACTACACGCCGCTTCCGCCGCCTCACGGCTCGCTCGATTACCTCGCCGCCATCACACATGCCGTGAAGGGCAAAGGCGCGCGTATCGTCATCGTGGACAGCCTGAGCCATGAGCACGACGGCGAAGGCGGGATGATCGAATTCCAAGAGCGCGAGATGGAGCGTCTGTCAGGTGGCGATTGGCAGAAGGCCGAGCGCGTCAAGATGCTCGCGTGGACGAAGCCGAAGGCCGCGCGCAAGCAACTCCTGCGCGGCATGCTGGCATTCGGGACGGACGCCGTTTTCATCCTTTGCTTCCGCGCCGATGAGCAATCCAAGCCGGTGAAGAAGGGCGACAAAACGGAAGTCATTCAGATGGGCTTCATGCCGATCGCCGGCAAACCGTTCGTGTACGAGGCTACAGTGTGCGCTCTGTTGATGCCAGGCGCGAACGGGGTGCCGACGTGGAATCCGGAGAACGTCGGCGAGAAGCTGATGCGCAAGCTCCCCGAGCAGTTCAAAAAGATGTTTGCCGCAACAGAAGGGAAGCCGCTCAGCGAGGAGCATGGTCGCCTGATGGCCGAATGGGCGAAGGGCGGGGTGGCCGGCAAACCGCCGCGCCAGTCCCCTCCCCCGCCAACGGACAAGACGCTCGCCCAACGTGTCGACGCCGCAATCGAGAAGCTCGCGGAGAAGAACACGCACGCCGGCGTCAACGGCGTGTGGAAGGCGACCGAGGATCTGCGCGCCGAACTTGCCGACGCCCAAGAGGGCGCGCTGCTCGACAAACTGGTTGGGGCCAGAGACGATCGTCTTCGCGAGATTTCCAAATGACGAACAAACAGAAGAAGGCGCTTCTCAACCGCGTGTTCGATCCGAAGACGACGGCGAAGGAACGGCGGCGCGTGCTCCGATCCCTCCTCGGGCTCAATGGCAAGCGGGTCGCGCGGGAGTTGGCAAAATGATCGATCTGCACTTCAAGATGGTCACCGCCACGATGATGCAGCGAGGAGCCTATCACCGGTACGAGGTGTGGCGACACATGGAGTTCGTGGGTGAAGTGTTTCAGTTTGCACCTGACGTGGACGCCACGACGCCCCGATGGCTCGCCCAATCGCCGGACGGTATTGTCCACGGTTGGCTGACCCGCATCCACACGCGAAAGGCGGCGGGTTCGGTGCTCGCCACGTACGCCGATAGGCCAGGGTCGCGCAGATGACCTTCTACGCCCTCCTCCACTCCGCGATCCCCTTCGCTACGGACTTCCCGACGATCGTTGACCAGTGCGGCGATGTGGCGCTCGTACGGGCCATGCTTCAGAGGGCCACATTGCAGCACCCGACAGGCGAACTGGAAGTGACCGAGACGTTGTTCAAGGCGTCCGCAGCCATGCCGAAGATCCCGCCCGAGCTGGCCCGCGCAGTCGAGCGGTGGAACGGGTCGAAGGTGCTGCGTCCGAATGTTCGGGCCATTCAGAATCACGTAGGCCCGTATCGCAAGTGGAAGCGGATCAACGACGGACGGACGTACCTCCTCGAAGAGGTTGTCGTCGCTGCCGAGCGGGTTGTAGCGGCCGATCCGTTCTGGTCGTACCTAAACTTCGGTTTGCTGATGCGCCTCGACAAGGGCGGGATGCTCAACTCGGACAAGGTGCTTGAGGCGGCGGCGAAGATCGGCACGTCGAGCAACCGCACGCCTGAGCCAGAGGAAGACGAGGCGACGCGGAGAGCAAGGGCCGCCGCGTTCCATGCGCCTAGGGTCGCGGGATTCATCGCTGAGCATGGCGATCCGGACCGCTCCGTCAGCGTGCGTGCGCTATTCAATGAATGGGCGGGCTCGCGCGGCGCTGGGGGAGTCTTCGCCGCACTCGGTTGCTCGCCGGCGCGTGACTTTTGGGACCAGTGGAAGGAACTTGCGGCGGAGGGCCGGTAGATGGGAAACCAGTACGGAAAGACCGTCGGCAAAGAAGAACGTGCACTTGCTTCTCTGCCACGCAGCGACGACGCGCGCGAGTTTGAAATCTGTTTCTTCGCGGAGCCTGGAAGCCTGCTTAGGGTCAAGGGCGTCAGGCGAATCTTCCAGATACTCCGCCAAGTGACATTCCGTTGCGGGATGTGCGCTCAGCCGGTTCTTGAAGAGGACATGCCGAAGCACACAGCGGAGCATGAGCACGCGCTCGGATTATGACCGCGCTGGACGCGCAGATGAGGATGGGATGATGGACGGGCGCATTCTCGAATTTCGTATGAATGTAGAAGGCTTGTGTGCGGAGTGCAAAATGGACGGCTACGCCCGCCTGACCGTCGGCGGCGTCTTCCATCAGTGGCGCCCGTCCGCTAACGATTTCTACTTGGCCCAATCGTGCAACCGCGGATCGCTCCTGCCGCGTCACGGTGCGAGGCTCAAACAGCGCGCGGAGTTGCCCAAGGATGCGGAAGTCTGCAAATGGTGCGATGCGAAGGAGAGTTGATGCCCTGCGAAAGCATCCGTGTTGGTGACATCGTGACGATCGCATGCTCGCGCGGGAAAGCGCAACCGCGTGCTTGCCAGTTCTGCCGCGTGAAACTCTTCGCTGGCGGTCTGCTCTGCGACTTCGCGATCCCCGCGAACAAGAGCGGCACGTGCGACGCGTTCATGTGTCGGAAGTGCGCAAAACGCGTCGGCGACAATCGCGACTACTGCCCGCCTCACGCGAAGATGCGTGACCCAAAGACGGGATGCGAGCCGGGCTGCGCCTGTGCGGAGGGATGATGACCACCTACATCGGCATCGACGTAGGCCTTGACGGAGCGATAGCGGCGATCTGTGACGGCGAGTTAGGGCCGTTGCTCTTTCCGATGCCCACGTTCACCGTGGAGTCGCGACGGAGCGGCGGGAAGAAGCACCGCGTGATGGACGCTGCGGGAGTGATGGATACCATCGAAACGTTGCGCCTGCATCAGCGTGATATACACGTCTTGATCGAGACCGCCCAACTCCGCCCCGCCATGATCGCGAGCGGCCACGTCTGCCCACGATGCGGCAAGGAACACATGTTCGCTGGGCAGGGACTCGCATCGCAGGCCGAATTCATCGGGCAATTCCGCGAGATTCGCGGCATTCTGCGCGGGCTCGGCATCCCGTTCGATGAGGTTCATCCTGCGACGTGGAAGAAAGACGTATTCCACGGACGCAGCGAGAAGATGGACGCGCGCATTCTAGCGGGCCAACTCTACCCCTCCGTCGCTCCGAAAATGGCACTCAAAAAGAACGACGGATTGGCAGAGGCACTTTTGATCGCTGATTACCTGAAGCGGCACCGCACGGCGCCCTTCTGAGGAGGAACGAATGGCGAAGCTGAAGAAGTGGCCTGGATCGTACCGCAACCCGCAAAAGGTGGAGCTGGTCCGAACGATCGCGCCGCTCATGCCGCAAGAGGACGAGACGAAGGACTCTGACGCTGAGCGCTTTTACTTCACCACCGATCGGGAGTGGATGTGAGTCACACCTGTCCCGATTGCCAACAGTATTGCTTCTGCGATGGCGACGACACCTATATTGAGACGGAGTCGGAAACGTGCGATCACGAGTGCGCGCCGGAAGACATCGAGGGCGACTTCGAGGATTGGCCCAGGTACGAATGCTACGGCTGCGAGGACAACGGCTGCGCACTCTGCCTGGGCGACGAAGCGACCGACGAACCGTCCGACCGTGGCGACCGCAAGGCAATCGACGAAGCGCTGGTCCGGCGACTGTTCTGAAATAGAAAGGGCGCCGACTTTCGCCGACGCCCTCCATGTCAAAGCGTGCCACGCGGTCCTACGGCTGCTTACGTCCCGCATTCGTGCCGTCGTCGGTCACGTCCGCCGCGGGGCGATTTGTCAGGTCGGGCTGCGCGGCTTTCTTCGCGGCAGCGGCCTTGTACAGCGGCCCCTGGTGGAAGAAATTGGTCGCCTCGGCAGACGGGTTGGTGAACGCCTTGAACTTGCCTGGCTCGTTCGGGGCCGGTCCCCAGTTCCACACCTGACCGCCGTTCTCCACGGTCGCGGCGTTGATCGGATCGAGCGCACCCTCCGCTTCCTTCGCCGAGTTCCAACGTGCAGCGAAGATTGCCTTCGCGTCGGCGTCGGCAGCGAGCACGCCGGAGTTCAGATCACCGACCGAGGGGAATCCACCGCCGGTCGGGCTGGCGAGGATCTTGTCCACCTTCGCACTTAGATCGCGCACTTCCTGTCGTAATGCCACTAATAGCTCATGGGTTGTTTCGCTCATCGTTCATTCTCCTTTTTAGACTGTGGCCGTTCGCTGCCACTTGCCGCTCTTCACGTTTTCGTCTTCAATGCGCTGAAGCTCATTAGCCACCGCCATCAGTGCCTCCGCACGTCGCCGGATGTCGTTCGCGGTGCCAGGAATCGCGTTACTGGTAACCAGCAGAGGCAACGGTGCGAGGTCCAGTTTGATCACCGCGCGGTCGTTAAACTCGATCACCGTAGACCCGCCGCCAGCAGCATTGAGAATCCACGTGATCGTCGTCACGTGCCCCGCAAGCTCGCGGATCTCGCTGCCGTCGTCGTTGAGCAGCTTGGTCGTGTCAACGGTGCCTTGGCTGTAGATTCTCATGGCAGCAGGCCGCGGCTGCCGATCAGCGCCGATAGACGGACGATCATCAGCTTTCCATCGATCAGTAGCGGCGCACACGCGATGTGGATGTCTTCCGGCACGCCATCCTTGAACCGATCGAGCTTCACGTACGCCTTGGCGTAGGCGCTGAACACGCCGACAACGGCGGGCTCCGTCGTTGCTTCCTTGTCGGCATACTTCAGCAGCACGCCGGTGCAATTGGCGAGCGCCGTTGCGTTGTGCTGCTCGGCGATCGTGTGGGCGGCAAGGAGATCAGCGGTCGTGAATTGCGCGAGCGTCTGAGTCGTGCCGTCTGCGGCCTTGCGATTGAACATCGTGCTACAGGATGAGAGGAAGAGAACTGCGATTGCTGTTGCGACTATTCGTTTCATGTGGCTCCTTTCGTGAGCATCATCTTATTGGCCGCTACTTTGATTCGCTTCAGGTGCGGAACGCGCCGAGTCGTCCCGCTGCCCAGTCGACGACAGGGGCGACCGTTCGCCGCATCGCATGCCGGACATTTGAACGATAGCACCGGCTCTGATTTCATCCCTCCTCCTTTCGCGGCGGGTGTTCCGCCGAAGCTCTCGATGCGTGATTGTGGACCGGTTGTGGTGGGCCGGTTCCCGCTGAACGTTGTCTTGCTGGCGATCAACCCAGTAGCCCCAACGAAGCGCCGTGTACAGTGGCGGTCCTAGCCGACGTTGCCGACATTCGCTGTCAACCCCGCTTGCCACGCCGCAATCACGCATTCAAAGATCCGACTTCCTTGGTGGCCCGCAACGCATCGTCAGCGGATGCATTCCTGGTGTCCCGCATGGACACGTTTCGGATGGCCGCAACAACGGCTGATCGTTGCATTCACAATCCTCCGTAGCGGGCTCGAAATGGTCCAGCGTGAACCTGACGGACTTCCCGCAATTCGGGCAACGATTCACGAGAACAACCACGCGAGCAGCTTCACCATGCCACCTCTATTTCTTCTCGGAATTTCGCTGCCCACGACGCGATGACGGCCCGAGCGAATACGTTGATGTCGATCGCCAGCGCGCGCGATAATCCGCAAACCACGCCAGCAGACGGAAGCCGCGTTCCTCGCTCCAATTCGGAGAGGTAGGACGTGGAGACGTCGGCCTTTTCGGATAGCCTTCCAAGGGTGAATTGTCGCTTGGTGCGCGCCGCCTTAAGGGCTTCGCCGAAGGCGTTGAGTTTCGGTCTTACGCTCATTTGCGGAACATCGTAAATCCGAAACCGCAAAAGCGCAAGCCCTCACCGGATCGTGATCGCCTTCGCCGCCACCGGCACGCTCGCCGTCACGCTCACCGTGAACGTCCCCGCCGAGCCGTAGATGTGCTGACCGGTGCGGGAACACAACGTGGTGAACGTCGGCGACGAATCGCCGAACCGCCAGACGCAATTCCCGCCAATCGGCGGCTGCACCTGGAAGAACATGAACGCGCCGACCATCGGATTGCTCAGGGGGTCAACCACGATCGCGGCGGCAGACGTTGGGACGGGAACGGGGACCGGAACCGGCACTGGCGCTGGCTGCGGGGCTGGCTGAGGCACCGGCGCCGGTTGGGGGCATGGGCACATCGGGACTGGCGTGGACGCGGGCGTGAGTACCGCCTGGGGCTGCGGTGCGGGCACAGGAACCGGCGCGGCGACGATCTCGTAAACGTCCGTCAGTCCGATCGCGGCGGCGACGAGGTACACCTTCCCGCCCGTCGCGAAGATCGCCACATCGCAGCCGAGCCCCAAAGTGTCGAGTCCCGACTGCGCCGGCGTGGCGAAGGTCTTGTCCGGATTGCGGGAGTAGTAGAGGCGGAAGAACCCGCCGAGTGGGACCTCGCTGCCATCCGAGCGGAAGAGGCGGAGGTCGGCCCCGAGACCATCCCTTCGCTGGCCGTAGATGGCGGTGTAGCCCTCACCTGTCGAGACTCCAGGGAGGAAGTACGCGTCGAGCAACGAGGCGAGGGCCGCCGGCGCGTTGCGGCTCGTATCCGGCGGGACCGGTCCCGGCAGCGCATCAACGCGGTCGACCCCATCAGGCCTCATGCGGTAGCGCGCCGTGCCGCCGCCGTCCGATGAGGCGATGGCGAAGTAGACGCCTCCGATTTTGACGGCGCGGATCGCGGTCGCCACCGGATCCCCGGTGATGGTGCTCGACGGGACGATGGCGATCGGCTGGAGGTTCGTCCCGAGGAATGCCGTGCCCATCATCGTGGCCGCGACGTAGACGACGCCGCGATCGTCGATGTCGACCTCCTGCAGCGGCTCGCGGACGTCGACCCCGGGCTGTGGCAACCACCAACCCTGATCCGGACCGAGCATCAGCTCGCGACTCGCAGTGTTGCGCACCGTCCACGTCATCTGCTCGCCGGACGCCATCCGTTGCAGGAGCCGCGAGAGCTTGTAGTCCCCGATCGCGGAGCCGAAGCCGATGACGATCGTGTCGAGCGGCACGGACACGCGGACACGGCGGCCACGCATGGCAGACGGCCCCATGACGCCCTCGGGGGTGTCGTGCGAGTCGAGCACGCGGCCGACAAAGCGGAGGGTTGGAGGGACGGCTACGGTGCGTCGGCCGTCAGCGGTGTTCGCGCCCGGTTTGGGCCATGGCTGGCCGTTGACCTGGAGAGCAACGAAAAGAAAGAGGATCGTGGTGACGAATCGAAGTTTCTTCATCGGCGCCGAGTGTAACAAAAACGCCGCCCTTTCGAGCGGCGCCGACTCCCCAAAGTCGATTGCTGACGTCCCGCGTATCGGGAATGTTCAACAACTTGTTGGGAAAATTAAAAGAGCGAGAACATCGATCGCTACGCGCGCAACGTGGCAGCGATTCTACCGCAACTTCGCCGGGACATGCACCAGCCCGAGGTAGCCGAGAATCCAGAGCACCAGCAGAATGACGACGATGGCGATCACCACTTGCTTGAACGGCTCAGCGAGCGGAACAAAACGCAGCAGAAGCCACAGGCAGAACCCGATCACGATGAGCACGAGGATGATGGTCACGATTCCGGTCATGGTTTCTCCTGCCCTTTCCGTTGCAGCGCGTTGTGCTCGATACCAAGCGCTTCGAGCTTCTTGTTCACGTTGTTTGCCTCGCGCGATGCCTCCAGCGCGTTCACGTTCGCATCGCGGCTGATGGCCGTGTTCTCGGCGATCATCGCCGTGAGCTTTTTGTTCTCCGCGAGGAGTTCCTGGGCGACGATGCGCGCGGCATCCTTGGCGACAGTAGCCACCGCCGCGGCGACCCGTTCCTCGCGTGCGCGCAACTCGGTAACGGTGCCGAAATGCTCGGCGCTGCTTTCATTCCGAAGTGTGCGCTGCCTACGCCCAAGGATGAGAGTTGCGAGCACCTGAACGGTCGCCATCGCGGCGAGCAGGACGGCAGTGTTGACGTTGCGGTCGAACCAGCCCTGCGGTGGCAGAACGGCGAGTTGGATCATCAGTAGGAGCGCGGTGAGCATCACCCCGGCAGCTCCGCGTGCGGCATGTCGTTGAGCGACTCGTCCGGATCGGGGACGACCGGCCAGCCGTCCCCGTCCCAATCGCCGCCCCAGCGCAATCCGAATCGTTGGAAAAGCTGCCCGAGGCTCCAGTAGAGCGCGACGAGCATCGCCCTGTCGAAACCCTCGACGTTGTCGATGTACGCGCCGTCGCTCAGCCGGAAGATCCCGAAGTCGATCGCGCGCGTCGGCTTCGTGTTGTGCTTGCTCTCCCGCTGCACCCCATCGAAGCGCGACTTGCCCGCCTTGAACGCGACCATCTGCTCAGCAGCGGTTCGGAACACTTCGATGGGGCGCGCCTCGTAGCCGAGCGGCCGGAACGTCGCGTTGTACCGGTCGGTCGCCGCCGTCACTTTCGCAACGAGCGTCGAGTCAGCGTCGGCGTAATCCCTGGTCGGCATCAGGACTCGTCGGTTTCGTCGGACCCGTACCCGGCGAGCTTCTGGCCGAATTCCAGCAGCTCGTGCTTGTAGTCGTCGAATTCGGCGGCGGTCGGCGAGACGATTCCCACGATGCCCGCGCGGAAGTGGTCGATGCGCTCCGCGAAATCACACGCCTGCTGCGAGTATTCGGCCGCCTCTTCCTCGTAGCCCTTCGTCATGCCCAAGGCGTCCATCTTCTCGTACGCCACGATGTAGCGGTCGATGTACTGCGCCATGCCGTGAGCCGCGATGCGTTCGGCCGGCTGAGTGTCGGACATGTTTGCGAACTGATCCGCAGCGACGGCGAGGGCGCCGCAGTCGATGATGATCTTGCAGGGAATGCAGTTCATACGCTTCTTCGTGGTAGCCATCGGTCTCTCCTTCGTTTACGGTTGTTTCGATTCCAGTTTGATGACGCGCTCGCGGGTGTTGGTCTGATACGCGTTCTGAGTTCGTTCGTCCTCGTCGTGACGAAGTACGAAAGAATCGTACTCCCTCCGCAACGTTCCGACCAATCCGGTAAGCGCGTTCACGCCATCATGCTCGGTGTTCCACGCTTTGAGGACATCTTCCTGTTTCTTCTCGAAGCTCGACATCCGCCCGAGAAGATCCCGATTGAAGTTGTCCTGGTTACGCTTGAACTCCTCGAAGTCGCGCCGCTGGTTGAGGTCAGCGGTTGCCTGATTCACCGACGATCGCCAGTACGTCACGCCCTGCGCCAGAAGGAAAACGAAGATCGTGAAAAGGAACTCCGGTTTCTGGTACCACCGCCGCTCTTGCCCTCGCGCTTCGGTCATTTGAATTCCTTGCCGCCGTAGATGCGCTTAAAGTAGGAATAGATGTCTGGATACTTGCTCTGCAACTCACGCGGAGTGAGAACGTACACAGCATTGAATTCCGCAAAGCTATGCCACCCGCCGCCCTCCTTCATGGTACGGGAGTCCTGATCCATTCCAGAACCAGAGCTTTCATAGTCTTTGATGATTCTCGGGATTTTGGCCTCCAGCGCATCGACCTTGTCGTACATGCGCTCATACTCGGCCCGGCGCGCATTACTCAGAACCTGCAAGCCGCCCTTCGGATCAGATTCGGCCATAGCATTCAGCTCGTTTATGGCGCTTTTCCACGGCGCAACGTATCGATTGTGAATCTGCTGCCACGCCACGCGCTCCGGTTGAGTTAAATCCCTCTCGAACATTGCATGCCCGTATTCATGCAACTCAGTGGTGATGCCCGAACCCTTCGCGGTCTGAATAATGTTTGGGTCGTCGGGCTGCATGTACATCCCAGCCTTCCACTTAGAAGGCACCTTTCCCGAGCGGTCGAGAACTCCCGAGCGTTGTTCGGGTACATCGCTGCCGTAAAGGCCTGATGCCCCCAAATAGTCGCCATTACGATTACGAATAATTCCGTCGAGTGGGGACATGCCAATCACCGATCTCGCCGTCTTGAACCGAGCCGGAAGCAGTTCGGCAATTGGCATGCTGCGAATCTGCGCAACCCGTCGAGAATCTACTGGAAATTCATGCGAACCCTCGTATTCCGCACCCCGCTGGAGGACGCCCGCGCCATCGCTCCCGCCATACATCGCGGCCTGATCTTCATGCAGTTTCTTCGCGTACGCGGTTGCCTCGCTGGCGCTTCCGAAGATCCCAAGATGCTTCCCTGTGCGGCGATATTCGCTGACGGCCTCCGCATTCGTCATGATCCGACCGTCATCACTCACGGTAGGAATCAACACCTCGCCCTTTGGCGTACCAAACGACATCGAGCGCACGGTGCTGATTGAACCGTCACCATTCTTCACGACCGGACGTCTCGTCAGATCGATATTGCCAGGGACGAGGGGCGCAGTGGCGACACTCCGCGTAACAACTTCGCTCTGACCGCCGGGCGCTGATTGCTTCAGTTGCGATTGCGAAAGGTCAGTCGTACGGGCCGTTGGCTCTTGCTTCAGGATCGATTCCAGCTTGGGCTTCGGCGCAGCGCTCTTCTTCGACGTGTTGAGTTTCTGAATCGTGGCGGTGAGCGGACGAGAGGCGGTGCGCATGCCCGTGCCGATCGCGGCGGGTACTCCAGCCATAACGCCAGTCTTCGATGCCACGTGGACAAGCGCGCCGATCGGGTGACCATGCGCCAAGAGAACGAGGTCGCTGAGCGAGAGCGGCGATTCGCGCATCTTGACTGGAATACGCCGTACGATGGCCTGCTCGATCGGCATCAGGTCGCCGAGTTGCTTATTGATGGCGATTAACTCCGGAGGCGTGGCCTGCTCGATGGCGCCTTTAAGTTTCGAGTAGTACGTGTTTGCAACCGCTTCCATCGTCTTATCCGCGTCCGTCTTCCCGTACGACCATGCGCCCTTCAGGCCAACGGCGCGCTTCAAGGTCTGCGCTTCATCAATGCTGACAGCATTCCCGATCGCGGCGGCGTCTTCTTTGAAGCGGTCGATCGCGTTCCTGATCGCCGTCGCATCGCCTGGGCTCTTGATTCGTCCGGCGCGCGACAGAAGTTCTTGCTCGGTGTCGGCCAACGCTTGCGTGAGATCAACGGTTCCGGGGCTGTTCGCCGTGATGCTCCGCAACTCAGTCACGAGCTTCGTGATCTTCTCGTTTACCGCCTTCAGCGCACGCGGGAGGGTCGCCCGCCCAACGCCGTACGCATCCACGTTCTCCGGCTTGAACCCGGCCGCGATGTCGGCCGACGTTGGGCGCATCAGCGACATCTGCATCTTTGCGCCGAGCGCCTTCATGAACTTGGCCGTTCCCTCGAAGAGTGCCGGGAGAACGGCGCCGGTCGCCGCGTTCACTACCGCCTCTTGATCCGTGCCACCCTGCGCCTTCGTGACGCCAGCTCCGGAGATCGCCGCTGATGCCGTACGGGCCATCTTCGGGATCTTCGTGAGCGCTGGCGCAATCTTCGTCAGGCCCTTCGCCACGGCACCCTCACCGGCCATGAACTCCGCGCCCTGCTCGGTGAACCTTCCGAGGCGCTGACCCGCATTCGACGGTTCAAGCGCGGCTTCAATCTTGGGGCTCCGTACGGTGTCGGCGGGTTGGCCCTGGATGGTGTTGGCGACGCCCTTGTAGAGGTTGTAAGCGGTGCTGCCGATGCCCTTCAACTGGCCAGCGATGATGTTGCCTGGATTGAGCGTCGAGGCCTTCTCCGCGAAGCTTTGGGCGCGCGGCGGGGGTGCGGTCGGTCGCGGTGCTGCCGCAGGAACATCCTCCCACTGATCGTCGTCAACATCGACCCACTCGTCAGCGGCTACGGGTGCCATGTCGCACCACCATCATCCGAGTAGACCGTGCGGCGTTCCCCGGTGGCCTTGTTGACCTGTTCCTTCGACATGCGGCCACCGCCAGTCCCAGCGCTTGGCGCGGCAGCAGCAGATGGTGCACCACCGCCGCCGAGCGGCACAACGTTTCCGTTCTCCAGCGCGTCCGGATCGATGCCGAACTTGCTCAGCGTCTTGCGCGACCCGTCGCTGAGGATCTGAAAATCTTTCGGCTTGCCCATGCCCTGCTGATACTGCGAGGCGAGAGCTGAGAGTCGTCCGCCCATCAGTTCAATCATCGTGTTGATCGCGCCGTGAAGCTGCTCGGGTGACATGTTCGGCTTCAGGTTCTCCCGCCATGCTTTGATTTCTTGATCCGTCGCGCCTGTCCCCTTGAAGACGCTCGCCATCTCCGATTCAACCGCGTTGGCGGCGTTCTGGAAGTTCGTGACCTTTGGCGAGCCGGTTTGTTTGCTGAAGAAGTTGCCGACGGTGTTGGCGATCTGCACTTCGCTATTGTCCATCTTGTCGACGGCTTCTGAAAGCGAGGCAAGATGCTTGACCGCCGTGTTGATCGAGCGGATGTTCCGCGCGCCCATCCCGGAGTTGAAGTCTTGGCGCAACTTGTTTCGTGACGCGAACTGCGTCATGTCATAGCTCGGGTCGTACTGGAGGACTTCCTTGATGAGCCGATTCCGTTCGCTCCCTGCATCCTTCGGGTTGCGAAGAGATGCCACCTTTGTAGGATCGACGAAATAGCCCGCAATTGACTTGATGAGCCGCTGTTCTGACGGTGGGAGTGTGTTCAGGAAGGCTTCGCCGATCGGGCCTCCGCCGTCGGCAGGCACGGCGGCTGACGTGGCCGTATTCTTTGCGCGCGCGTTAGCTCGCGACTCCAGCGCATCGGCCGTCATTTTGTCGGTGAACGGTCCATTCCTGAACTTGATTTCGGAGCGTACGTTCTCCGTCTTTGGCCCAGCCGTGAACGTCGTTTCGGCGTTGGCCAGCCCGGTCTGGGCGGTGCGTAGTGGCCCCTGCGTTTTCTCCACCAGCGCCACATCGGCGGAAGGGTCCATCTTGGCTTCGATGCGCGCTTGGCTGGTCTGCGGATTCGTTGGGTCATTCGTCTTGATGATGTCGGAAAGCTGCTGCTGCCTGAACGGTTCCTTCCCAACCTCGCCGGTATTGAAAACGATCGTCGGATCGGTGTTCGTCGCCGTGCCGCCCTTCATCCGATTGGCGGCTTCGATCTGAACCTGACGCTTCGCTTCCTCGAATTCATCGGGCGGCAAATCCTCGATGTTCGGGATGTACCGCGCCGCAGACGGATCTGCCTGCGCGAGCTGACTGCGCACCGCCCGTAATTGCTGAGGGTTGGCCTTGCGTGCGATGGCGTACTGCATCACGGCATCGGCGCGAGCGCGCGCCTTCGAGTCCTCATCCGCCGCCGCCTTGTCCGATCGGCCACGGATTACGTTCGCCAGCCCGCCGATTGCATCGGAGAGCCTTGGGCGGTTGTTCGTGATTACCTGCGTCATCGCGTCATCCTACGGCTGCACGTACACGGGCGGATTCGGGCCGAATGCCCCGGCGATCTTCGCGGCCAGGTCAGGCGTGATCCCGGCGTTGATGAGGTAACCGAGTTCGGTGATGTACGCATTCTGATCGCCCTGATAGAGCCCCGCCTGGAGCTTCGCCCAATCAAGAGTGTTGCTCATGCCGAACATCTTCTCTTCGGAAGCGATCTTGGCGAGCGCTGCACCAGCACCGGCATTCGCGGCGGCTGAGGCAGCGGCGGCGTGGAGTTGCGCTGCGCTGATCGCGGCATTCGCGTCGATCTTCGCTTTGTCGATTCCGAGCTGGCCGAGGTAGCGCTGCAAGAGGTCGTTCTTGTCGATGCCGAGTTTCGTAATCGTGTCCGAGTCCGCCGAGTTGAGCCACCGTTGCAAATCCGCGTTGGTCTTGATGCCGAAGCGCTGCGTGGCGTCCTGCATCTGCGCGATGGCAAGCTGTGATGCACGGTTCAGGGCCGCCTCGGTATGCTCTGCGAGTTGCCCGCCCTGTTGCGCGGCGAGTAAAGCGATGTTGCGATCCAGCGACTCGTTGAAGCCACCGGAGTCCGTCTTGCCGGTCAGAGCACCTTGGGCGCGGAGGACGCGAGCGAGGTCCGACTGCTGGCGCTCGAACTGTGGGCCGTAGAACTTCCCCATGATGTCGGCGATGTCGGTTGGGGTCTGGCCTCCGGCGACAGTCGGGTTCCACGGTGCAGGGGGCTCTGGAGGCGGCGTGGCGGCGGGAGGGATAGATGGTGGCGTAGCCGCAGATGGAGGCGCAGCGGCGGCAGGGGACGCCTGCGGGGCCATTTCGGGCGTTGGGGCCGGTGCGTTGGGGTAGGTCTGCGCGTACCACGTCTTGAAATCCAGCCCCTGATCCCGGCGGGCGGCAAATTGCGCCTGCGCCTCTTCGGGCGATGGCGGGGCGGTCGGAATCCACGCGTTGCCTCCCGAGGTTTGGGTTGGCGTTGTCGCAGGGGGGGTCGTTGGCGTCTGTGCCGGAGTCGGACCGCCAGCCTTCAGCCACTCCGTAATGCTCCCCTGGAAGCCCGAGGTTCGGTAGGCCGTGACCGTGCCGCCGGTGATGTTCGCATACGACGGATCGAGGTACTGAAATTTCCTGTACCACGACGCCGCGACTTCGGGATCTTCGGTGCCCGGTGGCTTCGGCGGCGGGTTTTGCGGCCCGTACGGCATGCCGCCAGCGTCGTGCGTGTCGTTGCCGGTGTTCATTGTGCCGGGAGTGACCTGTGGAGGCGCTACGGCGCGCTCCCGCGTGCCTCCTGTCGGTGCGGCAGTCGGCGGCACCGGGACGACAGGCTGCGACGGAGAGGGCGCGGGCTGACCATCGGGGATTTGCACCTCTGGCGTGGCCTGCTGTTGCAACGGTGTCGGTCCAGGTGTGCCGCCAGGAATGCCGGCAGTCGCGCCGCTCGCCGGGATTGCGCCCGACGGCTGAGCCTCGGCTTCCGGTGACGATTGAATGACTCCAGCAAGCGTGCTCGCGCTCGATGTAGTGAGCGTCGGCACGGGCGGAATCGCGTCGGGATGGAACGGCGGCGGCGGAAGCGACGGCTGTTGCTGTGGTGCTGGCGCGGGAGTGGGTGTCGCCGTCTGAGCCTTCATCGCAGGAGGAGGAGGGGCATTGCTGCCCATCAGGACGGACGCCAGCGGAGAAGCTTGCGGCTGAGCGGGCGTGGCCGGTTGCGCCGGTTTCGGAGGAGGATTCCAGACCATCGGCGCATCGTGAAAGGCCGCGTACGGATTGGTCTTTCCGCCGCCACCGGTAGCGCGTTCCTGCTGATTCTGTCTGGCGGCGGGCGTGTTGGTCCCAAGAATCCCGTACAGCGAATCGGCCGAAGGTTTCTCGGTGTATTCGGGAGCCTGAGGAGTGCCATAGTTGTAGCTGTATCCCGCCACGTTCGTTTACCTCACGGACCGGTAGGAGGCGGCGTTGTCGCGCCCCCTCCGATGATCTTCGCCAGTTCTGCCGCTGACATTCGGGCGCCCGGCGTGTAGCCCGTCTCGCCACGCTTCAGAGCGTTGATGTCGAGCGTACTGCGGTTGCTCAGGTCGTGCTGAAGGATCGGCATCGCCATCGCGGCCGTGTTCGGCGTTTGCTTCAGCACGCCCATCGCCCAATCAAGCATCTGTTTCTGTTCAGGTGACATCGGCGGGAACTGGAAAGATCCCTTCTTCTGCGACTCGTAGACGCTGGTGGCGAAAGCGAGCCAATCGAGAACCGAGGCGCCGCCGATGGTCTTGCCGAGGACTGACGCGCCAGTCTTTGCAGCAGGAGCGGCGCCCCCCGGCGATCCTGCCCCGCCGCCGGGAGCTCCAGCGCCGCCTCCCGGCGCGCCCGTTTGCGGCTTCGTGGGCTCGTACCGCCCCGTCTTGGGGTTGTACGAGATGACGCTGCCGGGCGTATAGGACCCCGCGCCCTCATCCGGTAATGGCGTCGGTTTGAGCGGGTTCCCGTTCTCGTCCCATTGATTTGTCGCCATCAGACTCTCCCGACGAACACAGTGTAACGCCCAACCGCCGAGGCGTGAAACGTGACCGACGTTTCGTCCCACGTCCCTTTGTCGTCGTCGTCCAACCACCAATTGCCGTCGACGTTGGGCTCCACGTCGATTCGGTTGGGCACCTTGCCGAGTGAGTGCGTGACGGTGACGGTCCCGCCGTTCACCGAGCAGAAGCCGGGTACGCCTTCCGCCCACGACACGACGCCGCGCAGATTGTTTTTCAGCGCCGACGTGATGTTGTCGAGCGTCGCTATCGAAACTGGCGTGACATCTTTCATCAGAGAGAACTCGCGATCGTAGTCGGAAGCGACAGCGGCCATTCGCCAGCGAGAAGTTCAAGGTACGCCTCGCCGCCGGAGAGCGCCCATGCTGCCGCGCCGAGCGATCCGACGTGATCGATCTTAGCGGTGGCGGTCACCCCGCTCTGGTACAGGCCGAGAGAGATGCGATCCTTCGTCGGGTCGAAGCGCACCTCGTCATACTTCGGGTACGTCACGCCGCGATCAAAAGAAACGTACGCGTAGAGCGCTTCACCGGCCTGCGTGTAGGTCGCGATGTGATACAGCCCTACCTCGTGCAGGCACAGCTCCGCCCGCGGGGTGGCCAGCTCGAACGGTTTGAGGACTAGCGATTTCGTTCCCGCGTACGTCGTAGCCGTGTTGTTCAACTCGTCCTGCTGAGTCAGCGATTCGTCGAGGCGGCAGAGTCCCTGTCCTCCGTACGCGACGTACATCCGCTGCGTGGTGGGGTTGTAGGCCAGCGCGTTGACTTCGGCGCCGTTCGGGGTGGTGTGGCGCGTCCATGCCCCGTCGTACCGGAGATGGCAGCAGTAGAGTTTCCCCTTCTGCGTGTAGACCCACACCTCCCGGTTTTTTCTGTCCACGGCGAGCAGCGGCCGGTTGTACGTGGCCTGCGAAGGAACCCAATTGCTCCCGTTCGCAAGGATCTCTTCGCGCATGCCGTCGCCGAAGAACGGTTTCGGATCATCGAGCCCTTTCATCCGGTAGCCGTCGTTCTCGCTGATCCAGAACATTTCATCGTCGCCGTCGTCGTCGATCGCCAAGGAGCCCAGCAACCCGATCGCACGCGGCAACCGTTCCGGCAGCAGCGGGTTGTCTGGGTCATCCGTCCCGATGAACTGCCACATCCCGCGGCGCTTGAACATGAAGTACCGACCCGAATGGACGCGCGCGCCGGTCGCATGGCCGGCGATCTCCTTCGGCTCAAAATTGTTCGCTCCACGGATCGCCTCGGGGTCGCTCGTTTCTGACCATACGATCGCCTCCAGGTTGATCGTGGCCGACGTCGCGGTCTCTGTGTTGAAGAACGGGAAATAGTAATCGCCGATGGTGAGCTGTTGGCCGTAGTTTTTCTTCGCGGGGTCTCCATCTGCGAGACCATCGCGCAGCGAAACTTCAACCGTCGCGAGCGTGATTGTCGGCGTTGACGTGTTGAAGAACTTCAGGCGTGGTGCGTACTGCGTGGTGTTCGTGGCGCGCGGCGCCGTCATCGTCAGAAAGTACGTGTTGAAGTTGGGGGATTCGGTTGCGGTCGGGAGGTACATCTCGCGTGAGGCTACGACTTCCCGCCCCTCGTTCGTCCATGTGACGGTGTTGTCCGTCGTCGTACCGCCCAAGGTCGCGTTCCACGCTGGCGTACCGCCTCCCGAGGTTCCTGCCGTCGTGCAGCGTTGCCTGCTGGTGCCGTCGCTGATTAGGTCGCCGACGACGTACGCCGTCGCGACCTGCCAATTCGTCACGAGAAACCATTCCATCGTGATCGGCATCTTGTATGTCGCGTGCGTATTTCGTAGATCACTTCGCCACATCGCATTGCGTTTCGTCGCGGCGGCGCTGAAGGAGGCCGGACCGACGTTCACAACGCCGAACGAGAAATACGCCGTGAAGGCCGCCGTCGTGGATGTCGGGAGAAGTCGGCTGATGGTCACCCCGCCGCTCGTAATGTTGCTCGCCGACACCGCGCTCTTGTTCCACCCAGGAATTCCGAAGTCGTACATTCCGGTGATACCAGACGCGCCAACGGTCAACGGTGTCACCGTCACGCGCGGGTAGGCGAGGATGAGGCGATCAATGAATGCGGTGATGGTTCGCGAAACGATCGGCGAGTTGAAGGGCGTGGGCGAGATGTTCGTGCCATCGAAGACGGCGGCGGCGGTCGGGAATCCGGCACCGTCGTCCATCATGTAATAGACCTTGCCGCGGTAATTCGCATGCCCCGTGACCCGCGATGCCGTCAACGTGCCGGTGATCGCGCTGCTCCACGTCTCCCCACTTGCCGCCTTCACGTACAAGTTTCGCGAGGTGTCGAGCGCGCAGAAACGGGTCTGCGAGTTGACCAGATCCTCGAAGCGCATCAGGCCCGAAATGTTCATGAGTGAGTCGTACTTGAACGGAGGACGCGCATCGAGGCGCGGCCCTGGGCGAATCAGCATGTTCTCGATGAGGCGCGCGTAGCCATCCGGGATCGTTGCCGCGTTGCCGGCGAGGTATGAGCCTTTCCACCACAAGAGCGGGACTGGTCGCGGGTCAACGGCCACTGACGGCGGGATCAGTTTCCGAGTCCGAGTCATGCGACCCCATTTGCGCCATTTGTAACAACGCGACTACACTCCTGCCGTAAGGAGAAATTCCAATGCAAAAGTGCCTGATTGCCGTAGTGCTGTTTCTGCTCTTCCCTTTCGTGGGTAACGCTCAGGATTTTGAGCCGAAGATCCATGCCTCGGTGACCGCCGCCATTGCCGAGATTCAAGCCTCTCCGCGGCCTGTCGCGTTGTTCCCCGCCTTCACGTCCACGACGATCGCGACCGATCGCGGCCCGCTGCGCACGGATTCCCTCGGATGGGTCACCGTGACGGCCGTCGAATCCAACGCCTCGTGCCTGCTGCTCTCCCCGCACGCCGTGACGCCGATCCTCGCTTTCGGGCCGTGTCCTGCCGTCTGGCTGCACAATCCGGTGACGACGGTTCATTTCACGATGGCGAGCCTCCTGATCGAGTTGAACGGCAAAGCGGAGGTCGTGAAACAGGGCTGCGTCGTGTCGCACGAGATCATGTATCGCGGCATGACCGAGGTGCCGCAGTTCTGGCTGACGTGCCGCGACGGCTTCTTCACGTTCGCCTGCTGAGGTCATCGCCGGTACACCGTTGCGCGGGTTGGGGCACCGATCACCGAAAGCGTGTTCGACTGCCCCAACCCTTCGAGCGCGGATGTGTCGCTGGTCTCTTCGAGGATCTCGTGAACGCGCGTCATCAGCTCCCGCGACCGCGCAAACCAGCCGCGTCGTTCCTGGATGATCGCCGCCGCCAGCATCACGGTCGGGTCATCCCAAAACTCATCACAGATGAACGCCGCGCCGGAAGATGCCATCGTTTCTGACCCGACCCCGTACGCGCGGAAGTAGTCGACGTGATCGGCGTCGGTGGTCGGGTAGTAGAAAATGAACCATCCGTGGCGAGTCCAAATCGACGCGTACCCCGTCGCCGAATCACGGGCGAGAAAATCGAATTGCTCGCGCGCCTTGAACTCGACAGGCTTCTCTCGGATCACAGCCCAATTGCCGAGAGGAGGCGGCCCGCCAGTCGGGACGGTGCCGCTCTCCTGCTTCGTGATCTTGTTGATGTAGATCGAATCGGGAGCAACGGTTCGCCTGTCGAAGGAATTGGCTCCGGCGACGGTCGGGCCGATGGTCCAATCCTTTTTCAGTTCAGGGAAAAGATCGACGCTTCCCTTCGGACCGATCGCCATGCGGATGAGGCGATTCCGCGCGCGGTTGATGAACCGATCGATGACGGCAGCTCCGGCACCGTAATACGGGTCCGTGTCCGGCAAGTTGCGGCATGCCAGTTGAACCTCGGACCGGAACTCCGCGCGCGTCAGGTTCGCCATTTATTCGATGAAGCTGCCGAGCACGTTCACGGTCATATCGAGGCCAAGCGCGTTGCTGAGTTGCACCTGAAACTGCGGCGGCACGGCTGCGCTGACCTGTCGTCCGAACTGCGCTGACCCCGCTTCGGCGATGCCTGGATAGATCGTGACGATGGACGTGTTCTCGGCGGGAAGCGCTTCGACGCGAATGCACTCCTGCGAGGCCTGCTCGTTGTTGCTGTCCTTATCGACCGCGACGACGGCCACGTTGACTGTGTTCTCTTCCTGGCTCGTACTGCCCACTACCACGAGGAGTTGCAACCCTTTTGCGCCGCCCGAAACGAACGTTGTGCTGCTGCCAGACTGCGCCTCGCTCACTTCAAATCCAAAGTCCATGAATCCCTCCCATTACGAAATCCTTAGCAGCTCGAATGTGGACCCAGCAAGAACTGACGACGCCGTTACGTCCGTAGTCTGTTGGGCGAATTGTACGGTCAGAGTTCCAGCCACGCTGACCGTAATCGTTCCGTTGATAGTGACGTTGGTATCGACGCCAAACGCGAACGTTTCGGCGCCCACGCTTGCGCCTAGCGCCGTCGCTTTGCCGGTTTGAATCTGCGGTGCGGCTGGGTCACCGAAGATCACGCTGCGCGCCCAAACGGCGGTTGCGGTCGCGGAGCCGCCGATGGCGTATTTCGTCCCGCCCGCCTGCGAATTCACGTTCATGAGCGCCGCGAGTTTGTACGTGCCCGGCTCCACGGTGAAGGTTAGGCCGGTCACGTTCGCCAGTGTGCTGTTCGTCTTGTCGAATTGAACCGTGACGACCGCGATGCGCGATGGGCCACCGACGCTCCCAGCCAGCGGTGAGTAGCGCGCGTCCGCCGCTGTCTGCGTGATGCCGGTCGCGTAGACGTAATCACTCATACCTGCACCGGACTGAGAATGAATTTCATCCCGCTGGTGTCGCCGTCGACGTACGTCGAGCCGAGGTCCACATCGTTACCGTCGCCGAAGGGACCGATGGTGAAGGCTGGCGTCGCGGAGTTCAGCAACACGTTGTAGACCGTCGAGCTGACCGTGTTCGAGACGCCGCCCGATGGCTGAAGGCCGATGTAGCCCGTCTTCGTCGGATCTTCGAGCCGCACGCTGCACCGGTTGCAGTATCGCAGCGTCGGCATCTGCATACCGCCCACGACGTACGTTGCGGCGGCTACGAGCGGCTGGCGTGTGCCCGCCGTCGTCAGAGTCACGGGAGAAAGGATTCCGGCCATGAATTACCTCACGTCGAATAGGCGCGGCCAAACCGTGCCGTTGAAGGTGAATGAATATCGCCCAGCATTCATGCCACCGGAAGCCTGCACAGAAAGCGTGCGCAAAATGTCGGACACCAGAACCGGCGGGGTAGCGTCCGTTATCCCCCCACTCCCGTACACGATGGTATCGCCTGCATCGAAACCGTTCCCCGTGAGAGACACCGGAACAGCCACCCCGCCGCGAATGAGAACGACCGGAAAAGGATCAACGCTCACCACGAACGACGGATAGAACGGAACCGAGTCGTACCCGGTCGCGACCTGTCCGTCATGCGAGGGAGGCTGCTGCTCGACTGCGCTCAGTGCAGCAACCATAGTTGCGGCGGCGGCACGTTTCAGATCGCGATCGATCGAGCTGCCCTCCGGCTCGTGGCAGCAGAAGCGACCCACGAACGCCGAGGAGGAGAGTTCGTCGCCCCCAGGCTGAAACTCCTGATGGCGAACCGGATATTCAGCGCCGCAAATATCGCAATTGAACGAGCCGAGGCTTCCGCCGCGAAGGCGTTCGTCGTCGAAGACATGCTGCGGGATTGCGGCGGCTTTTCCCATTCGTTACCACACGCGGCGGGGCGGACCCGTAGGCCCGCCCACACCGTTGCTGCCAGAGAGGTTACACCCCGGCGTTGATGAGCGCGCACTTCGCGCTCTCGAAGAACGGGGCGACGCGAGAGTAGTACTCCACAAGCTTGGTACCGGTGCGCGGAATCGTCGCGCGGCGAACGGTCGGCTTCTCCTTGACCCAGAAGCACAGATCGTTGTCGTCGAGGTTGAGCAGCATCCACGAGGTCTCCAGCGCGCCGAGGTAGGTGTTGAGGATCGGAACCCACTCGACTTCTTCGTACCGCTCGTTGAGCGCGTTGGGGGTGCCGTAATTCATCGTGTCCGGCTGGCGAACGGCCTTCAGCAGCTCCGGAATGCGCCACGACCAGTAGCGGCCGTGAACGATGCCGATGCGCTTGATGGACCCCTGCGGGCGGCCGGTCTCGTCGGGGATGTTCTCCAGCATCGTGACGCCTTCCATGAGCGCCAGGGCGTTGAGCGTGCCGGAGGTTTGGTTGTTGGACCACGTAACCGGCGTGCCCTTGGTGGTGACGTGCGAGGTGGAGAAGAGCGCCAGCCCATCGCGGCCCGCACCCTGCCAGAACGAGGTTGCGGTTGTGGACGTACCGCGGAGCTGGAAGTCGGTGCAGAGCAGTTCCCACGCCCATTCGTGGGAGTCGTTCATGTCGCTGCCCATCTTGGCGAAGAACTTCACCTTGTCGTCGTCGATACGCCCGTTGGCGAACATGTCGGTTTCCAGCTCGTGCGGAGTCAGGACGGCGATGGTGAGCTTCTTCGGTTTGATGACGAGGGTCGTACCCGGCGCGTATTCGTCGAGGTGCGACTGCCCGCCGAGCGGGGTGTAGGCCGCCGGGCCGAGCTTGACGCCCGTCACGGAGCGATGGTCGGCGTTCTCTTCGCTGATGGAGCGCGTGTATTTGGTGTACGTGCGTCCCGGTTTGTCGCGCTTCTCTTCGAAGGCGAGGTCTTGGGTCGAGTAGAGGAAGTCGGTGAACTGGTCGAGTGTCATCATGGCGTCTGATCCTTACTGACCGGTCTGGAGGTTGGCGTCGTCGAACACCACGAACGCCGCCCACTTGGTATCGCCGATTTGGAAGCCCGGCGGGGTTGTGCCCTGAATGTAGCCGACCGCGCGGCACTGGTCGCCAGCGTCGCCGGTCGAGCCGTACCACAGTCCGGTGGTCGCGTCCTCACGACACCGAGGTTTCCAGCCGCCACAC